CCAACACCAAAGAAAAAAGTTGAAGAGAAGAAATAATTTCTCCTAAATAATTCTACAGTGGGTTGATGGATCCCAATAAAACCATCATTACACACAACTCATAACACACAAGGAGTAACCCATGAGTAATTTGACCCCGTTCGAGATTCGCCTAGAACTTTTAAAAATGGCAAAAGACATGCTATCCGATGACTACTACGGAAAGCGTGAAATAATTAGCAACGAGTATTCAAATAAATGCGAAATTGCTAAAATCCATGGTACCGAAATTCCTGTACATCCAGGATTTCCAGCGTACCCATCAGAAGCAGATATCATTGCAAAGGCTCAGACCCTAAATGGTTTTGTTTCAAACATCCCACAAGATATAAAGACTAGCAAAAAGTCCACCTGATAGGGAATTGGATTGCAGGGATTCACACACTCTGCAATCCTCTTGATTTAAGGAGATCATTATGCATAAACGAATATACAGTTTAGCAGCAATATTTTTAATAAGCGCAATATTATTACTTTGTACAGGTTTTTCAAAAGACAGAATTATTGGTGTAACTTATACCCAATTAACAGCAGAAGCCAAAACGCAAGTTGATTGCTTGGCAGAAAACATTTATTATGAAGCAGGTTTTGAACCGAGAGATGGGAAGATCGCAGTTGCCATGGTTACATTGAACAGAGTGCAAGATCCACAATTCCCAAAAGATATTTGTTCTGTGGTAAAACAAAAGACAAAATATACATGTCAGTTTTCTTGGTTCTGCGAACATAACAAAACAATCCAGAACAATTCAGCATACTTACAAGCAAGAGACATTGCACTGCTTGTGTATGCTAACTATGAAAAGATGCACGACATGACACAAGGTGCATTATTCTACCATGCGGATTATGTTAATCCACGATGGAAACTTGAACGAACTACCGTAATTGGCAGACACATTTTTTATAAACAGAGAGACGGTATCTAATATGATGAACAAACTGAACATTCAACTTAAAGATGGTGGTGACGATTCTGCGCATTCGTTTTACCTTTTGATGGAAGAAGTAACATTACAATCAGCAAAGACATTAGTTGAATGGATTTTTGAAGCAAACTTCGCTGAAGAGCGACCAGATTTATTGAATCTCATCATCTGTTCTCCAGGTGGTGATTTAAATGCAGCGTTTGCAGTGATTGATACTATGAAGGGTTCAGCAATTCCTATTCGCACGATTGGCTTAGGACAGATCGCATCAGCTGGACTTATGATTTTTATCGCTGGTGACAAAGGGCATCGTATTCTCACACCAAACACATCTATACTGTCACACCAGTATTCTTGGGGTGCTTTTGGTAAGGAACACGAACTATTTGCAACGGTAAAAGAGTTTGACTTAACTACCAAGAAAATGATCCATCACTATAAAAAGTGTTCTGGATTATCTGATGCAAAGATCCGAGAGGTTCTTTTGCCACCACAGGATATTTGGTTAAGTCCCTCTGAAGCCAAAAAATTAGGATTATGCGATGAAGTTAAAGAACTTTCTTAATTATGTAAAATTCTCTGGTATTTGGATTGGATTTGTTTTGAATCCATACCACTGGGAATTTCGAGTAGAAAAAACTGGACCAACTGATACAGATCCAAACGGATATATGGCATCTGTTTATTTTGGACCATTTTGGGTTAGGGCTGTTTTAGATGATGGCTCTTGGTAAATTAAAGGGGATAATTATGAATGATAATGTTTTTGTTAGTTGTGTCACTCTTGCAATAGTGACACTTATTGGATCGATTACTTTCTATCAGTATAGTGAGTTGAAGTCTGTCGAGAGAAATGTAGAATCAGCGATTGTAAAAGGAATTGATCCTGTTGCAGTTCGTTGTGCTTATGCAAACGCATCAGATGTAGTTTGTGTAGCCTATGCAGCTTCTCATCAACAAGGGTTTCCTACCCCAAAATCCACTAAGTAAGTAACTACTTACTAAACCAACCCTCTAGGATACAGGTGTTCTAGGGGGTTGTCTTTAATTCACAATTAGCGTATAATATCTCTATTATCGTTGAAAAGGAAGTTAAAAATGAGTCTACTTACAGTTGGCAACCCAAAGTTGTTGAAGGGTTTGAAGAAGGGTTACTTGTCTTCAGTGTTACACTTTGCACCTGCTGATTTATCAGGTAAAGAAGTGTGTCCTAAACGAACAGCTGGTTGCACTGCTGCATGTTTAAATACTGCTGGTCGTGGTGGCATCTTCAAGAAAGGTGAATCCACTAATGTGATTCAGCAAGCACGAATTCGTAAGACCAAAGCATTCTTCGAAAATCGTCAAGCATTCCTCAATGAGTTGACTGTTGAGATTATCAAAACAAAAACCAAAGCAGAAAAACAAGGACTCATTCCAGTCTTTCGTTTAAATGGTACTTCAGATCTCTCATGGGAGAAATATGAAGTTGCAAATGGCAAGAACATTTTTCAAATGTTCCCAGAAGTCCAATTCTACGACTACACCAAAATCAACAATCGCAAAGTTAGCCACATTCCTAACTATCACCTGACTTTCTCTAAAGCAGATGGTAATGATATGGATGTTCGTCTTGCATTATCAAACGGCATGAATGTTGCAGCTGTATTCCACAAAGTGCCAGAGACATATCTTGGTCGACCAGTTATCAATGGTGACGAGACTGATCTTCGCTTCTTAGATCCTAAAGGTGTTATTGTTGGTCTCAAAGCCAAAGGTAAAGCAAAGAAAGATACCACTGGCTTCGTGGTGAGTGCTTAATCATGGGGTGGACTGACAAACAAAAACAAAAAGAATATCACGCTGAATGGCGAGCCAAAAATCGTGATAAAGTGAATGGATACACTCGTGACAAATATAAACGAACCCAAACAGATCCTAAGTTGTTTGTTTCTTGGATGTTACGAATGATTCGATCCAGAGCCAAAAAATATGGACATGAGTTTAACATCACTAACGAATATCTAACACAATTGTTCATTAAGTCAGAAGGTAAATGTGCCTTGTCTGGAATGAAACTTACAGTTGAACGAAATCACCCTCTTATTGCATCAGTTGATAGAATTAACAGCAATAAAGGTTATGTCAAGGGTAATGTTCAACTTGTCGCATCTTGTGTGAATCTTGCAAAGAATAAGTTGTCCCAAAAAGACTTTATTAAACTTTGCAAATCAGTTGTTGACATGCAATGTTAATTGGAGTATAATTATATTATGCAAATGCTACATACATCACTTGGAAAGTCTAAGAAGAAGAAACCGACTGCAAAGCAACGACAGTTGAATGCATCATGGGAAGCCATGTTAAAGAAGTATGAGTCAAAGAAACCGATAGCTAAGACTAAGGATGATGGCTTTACATACTCGCTCGGAACACCTGCTTGTCGTGAGACACCTAAGCATCCGAGTCTTCCATTTACTGGTGCACCTTGTTACAAGAAACCCAACCCTGTTTACACTGGCACTGCCATTAAGGGTATTGGTACGATGCACAAATCAAACGCAGTTCCTGTTTTTAGTGATGACGAAGCAAAAGACATTGCTTCTATGAGGAGATAATATGGATTACGATGATCCACCAAAAAAGTATAGTAGCATAACATATACTGTAAACTATGATAAACTGTTCTTTGAACCATACATTCAATGGACTCCAGAAAATCTTTCTTATTCAGATAAGATTAAAGAACTTAAAGTTATGCAAGACCAGATTGAAGATCTAATTGAACGAGCAGTTGAACTATCTGAATGCAAAGACGCAAAGGAAGTTATTGATTATATAAGGGGATTGAAATGAGTGAATTTTGTGTTAAGTGTTCTGAGAAAGATGCAGAGATTGAACTTCTCCGCAAACGGCACTATGAAGAAACGCAGTGTATGAAAGCAAAGATTGCAAAGTTGCAAAACGAAAATGAAGCACTCATCATGGATGTTGCATTCTATGGTGGTAACATGATTAACTTGTCTTGCAATAACAAATGAGGTATAATATATTATGACACTGAATGAGAAGTATAGAGACTTACAAGTCCAAAAAATGAAATTAGATAAATTCTTCTCTTTGTTCCTTGAGAAGTTTGAAAGACAGATGGATCCTGATAGAACGGATACACCTGTTTGGAAACTCTATAAAAATAAACTCAAAGAATATGAAAAGGTATCCCATGAACTTAGAACAACTCAGTACTGGATTAGCAAAGAACGAAATGTTTAAAACTGCAAACGAATTCTCTCTTCACATAGAGCAGATGGTTCGTGATAGTAAAATGACATATATGGACGCTGTTCTTGAATATTGTAAACAAAACTATCTAGAACCAGAAGATGTATCGAAGTTGATTAACAAGTCTCTGAAAGATAAGATTGAAATGAATTTTCGTGATTTAAACTACTTACCAAAGCAAGCACAACTGGATGTGTAATGGATGGATTTAAGGCATATCGTTATTACCTAGCGATTAAACTTCACTTCACCACAGACAGATTTAATGTTTTTGAAAACAGAGGTAATGTTCGTGGTACTCGTGAAGCATTTAATGCTCGCAATGACAGATACATTTTTGAGAAGTTAGCAAGCAAACGACCAGATGATAAAGACATCATCCAGTTCTTTGTAGCGAACTTTGCGTATGGCAATGACCAAGCGATTTATGCTGGTCAAGAAGCAGATGATAATTATCTGCAATGGCAGAAACGAAAACAGTCCATGACTAAGATTTTCGTGGATGACTTAGCAACCCTAATAACCTATGTTGAAGTGAACAAGTTAAAACCCACTGCAATATTTCAGTTTACAGAAAACGAATATCCCGTGGCACTAAACTTATTTGTTGGAGGTAAAATTGCAATAGAAACTCTAAATATTATAAACGACCAGATAGAAATACTTGATGACTGGTCAACCCATGCTTCTGTAAAGTACATATGGGAAGATGAGTTGCGAAGAATTAAAAAGTTGACTGGGTTCGTGAAATACGATAGAATTAAGATAGGTAAAATCTTCGATCATTTTAAAGAAGAACTTGCAGAGTGATACAATGGGTAAAACATACAATAAACAAAAGACTGATAACGAATTTTCTGGAAAGCGTTCTGGAAAGTCCACTGGTAAAAAAGGTGGTGGTATGAAAACGCTAAATAGTTATGTTGAAGATGATGAATATGATTTAAATGATGATTCATTTGACGATGATATTGAGATTAGTGATGAGATTCAAATTCAACATATACAAAACGATAATACAAATTAATACTTTTAATACAAAGGAAATACGATGGATATTCAATCTCTGCGCAAGATGCGCAACTCTGACTTTGGTGCAATCTCAAACGCATTCGAAAAAGTCGCAAACCCCCAATCCGAACAAAAGTCTTTTACAGACGATCGCTTTTGGCGACTCGAAGGTGACAAGGCTGGCAACGGAACAGCAACACTTCGATTTCTACCTCGTGTAGAAGGTGATGAACTCCCATGGGTTCGTATCTTCTCACATGGCTTCCAAGGTCCAACTGGAAAATGGTATATCGAAAACTCCCTAACAACTCTTGGTGAAAATGATCCAGTCGGTGAATTGAACACACAACTTTGGAACTCTGGTTCTGAAGCAAACAAAGAGATTGCTCGTAAACAAAAGCGTCGCCTAAGTTTCACTGCCAATATTTTGGTTGTTTCTGATCCTAAGCATCCTGAGAATGAAGGTAAAGTATTCTTGTGGAAGTTTGGTAAGAAAATCTTTGATAAGATTATGGACAAGGCTCGTCCAACCTTTGAAGATGAGAAGCCAGTCAATGTCTTCGACTTCTGGGAAGGTGCAAACTTCAAACTTCGTATGCGTAAGAAAGATGGTTACGCAAACTATGATGAGTCTGCATTTATGGAACCAGCAGCAATTGGTGATGACGAAACAATCGTTAAGATCGCTTCTGCTCAGGTTAAGTTGTCTGAGTTTACTGATCGTAAGAACTTCAAGTCTTATGATGAGTTGAAGAAGAAACTAAATGAGGTTTTGTCTGGTGATTCTTTTGCTAGCAAGTCTGCTGCAGAGATCGCTGAACAAGAAGATCGTCCAGTAGCACAAGCACCAAAGATTGCTTCTAAACCTGCGCCAACACCTAAGGCAATGGAAGAAGATGATGATGATGTTATGTCTTACTTTGAGAAGATTGCTAAAGAAGATTAATCTTTAGAGTAGAAAAGAGAAAGGGATCCTGTTGGATCCCTTTTTTGTTTTAGAAGGATAGGTCTCTTCGTAACCAGTTACTCACCGAAGAGTCTTGATTTCTAACAGATGGTCTAATTAACTCAGTCTTATGCGACACATTACTCACACTAGGTGCAATAACTGTATTACTTGCACCACCTCCATTAGTTCTTGCTACTGCTGCATCAGCATTTCTTGCAGATTTATCAGTCACATTGGAGGCATCAGCTGGTTGATTAGTTGTTAATCTAGGATCAGTTTTAGCGAACTCTACTCTTGAAGTATTTGCTGCTTGTGGTGTTCCTGCGCTAGTACCCTGTGGAGCAGGTGCTGCCGCAGGTGCAGGTGCTGCCGCAGGTGCATCAGATTTTGAATTACTCTTAAATGGATACCATGGTCCAATTCCAAATGTTTTATTAACATATGGAATAGTAACTTCTACTCCAGGAATCTTAAACTCACTAAAGAATCCGATTACCTTTGATGCCATATCTTTAAACATATCAACAACTGGAGCAAAGGCATTAGCCAATGGATCCATGATGTATAATTTAATGTTATCAACAATCTTCTGTGGTATACCACCCAATGAATCATTTAAAAATGTCCATGCCTTTGACATCGGCTCGAATATTAGTGCTTGTAGATCTAGTTTATCAAATGCGTCTGTGATATACTTTATTGGGTTTAAAATAACATCGAAAACTTTATCTACCAATTTTGTGAATAGATCTTGGAATGAAAACGAATCTAAAAATGCAGCTGCTTCTTTAAATCCTAATTTGTCCAATAGCCAAGATGCTAAATCTTTAATTAGATCAAAGAAGGAATTGAACACACCATTTATTAAACCAGTTATCGCACCTTTGATGCCACCAAGAAGACCATCTTTTTCAAATCCATCTATAGCACCTTTAACAGTATCAAATATACCCATAATGATACCAACAAAAAAGAATATTTTGGTGAATGCTTTGAACACTGCACTAAACACTCCAGATATTTTACTAAAGTAAGCACCAACATCAGTAAAGAATGTACCGATTGATTTGAATATTTTTCCTATTGTGCCTTCTGAACTTAATCCTGAGAACACACCCTTAATTGAGTTCCAGAGACCCATTAAGGTTTCTTGTATTGCTGTGCCAATAGATTTTAATTTTTTAAGAGCATCACTTTCTGCAATAGCTGTACTAAATTTACTAAAGGTATCTTGAACAGAATTTACTGCACTTTTTAATTTTTTGCCGATATCTGATTCTTCTAAGAAACTAAACATCTTTTTAAATTGTTTACCAGAGTCTTCAAAGAAACTTGCAATAGATTTTCCTACATTACCAATTCTTTGTCGTAATCCAGTAACTAAGTCATCAACAAAGGTTGATATCTGTTGTAATTTTTTCTGTACTACACCACCGAATAGATCATCAATATATGTAGCAAACCTTAAGATAGTTTTACTTACCCATCTAATAGAATCCACAATTTTATCAAAGAAGAATTTCATTGTTTTAAGCTGTCCAGCTATCATACCTGCGATAGCACCAAGAGTTGCAGCCAATGCTAAACCAAACCCTTTAATGTAATCTAAAAACGACCACTCTTCATCTTTTTTCTTATCTTTTTTACTATCTTTACCACCCATGCCACGAGTGTTTTCTTCGATCTTAATTAATAATGCAGTTTGGGCATCTCTAGATCTATTACCTTCAACTTCCGTTTCTAAACCTTTGCCACCCGAAGCAGCACCACCACTACTAGCGGATGGTATACTACCAATCGCTCTAGTGTTAAATTGAACAGCAGTAATTAACTTCTTCACACCAGATGTTAAATCTTGTAAAGAACCAATTAGTTCCTGCGCCAAGTTACCCATTCCACCAGCTGCACCTGATCCACCACCTCCGATACCAGAGGATCCGATTGGTTTGCTGCCTGATTCCGCCAGCTGGTTAGATTGTTTTTGTAGTACGAGTTCCATTTATTTGCTCTCTAGTCGTTTCTTTTCTTCTTCTAAGTATTCTTTTAACATAAAGACATAGACCTCTCGCTCGAACGGTAACATGTTATCAATATCTGATAAAGCATATTTGTGGTACTGCATCAAGGCAAAATTCATTTTATAATGATTCACCAAGCTGTCATGACAAAGGTTTATTAAAAAAAACTTTGCATTCCCTCCAA